GGCACGTCGCAGGTGTTCCGGAGCTACTTTGCGCCCGGAACGATGATGTCGAACGTCAACATGCCTGGCCAGTCGATCTATGTGTCGCCGAAGCTGCTCGACCACGGACGCGGCATCGAACTGTTCTCGGAATCGGCTCCGTTGTTTCTTGTTCAGAAGCCGCAGCTGGTCGTGCGCGGCTACTCGAGCAACTAAACCTCACGATGTGGGGCGGTGATCGCCGCCCCACGTTTGCCTCCGCCGATGCAACACGGGGACACGCCATGCGCGTCAAAATGCTGAAAGAGCGCCGGGAGCAAATCTCGCCGCTGAGAACGCGAATCTACCGTCGCGACCTGGTCGTCGATATCGATGACGATCTCGCATCGGCGTGGATCGCGCAGGGTGCCGCCGTGGCCGTTGTGGTTCCAGACGCGGTACCGCAGCTGACGGCGAACGAAACCGCCGTCCTGAAGGCCGCCGCCGGTCAAATCCTGGCCGAGACCAGCGCGCTGCTGGCGAGCGATGCCGTCACAGCCTCTGACGCTGACCCTGACGAGACGGACGGCGCTGTCGCTGCCCCGCCTGTCTCTGCGCCCGCTACAAAGCCGCGCCGGCCGCGTAAGGTGTCTGGCTGATGTCATCGCCGTTCCGGGCCGCTGCATCGCGCGCCGAATCCGACCTCGACGCGCACCTTGCCGATCGCGTGCAGATCACGCCAATGCGTAGCACGGACTTTGCCCGCGTCCCGGACCCGGACAGGCCTGCCTTCGACGTGATCGCGCTCGTCGCGTGTGGAGAGCCGTCGGCGATCAATATTCCAAGGGTCGACATGCGCGCCGTGTCCGAGGTCTGGCACGTTGAAGTCCGCCGAGCCGAGATGGCCGGCCGCCGCGTGCGCAAGGGCGACGAGATCATTCTGCTCGACGAGCCAGGCTCGCCGCGCGTCATCGTCACCCATCTCGAACCGGGTGACCCCGACCGGGTGTGTCTCGTCTGCGGCCCGGTGTCGGAGGCCTGATCGACCGTGCTGAACCGCCTCGCTCTTCGCCTCGCCACGGTGCGCGCTCTGCGCGGCCGCACGCTGGCCGGTGACAACGTGCTTGATAGCGACATGGCGCCGATCGAGGACATCGCGCTGGAATATCCGCAGCCAGTGATCGTGGTCTACACCGACGATGGCAAGTTCATGTCGTCGGGCCGTGACCTGTTCGTGACCAGCGGCGATGCCCGTGTCGATGTGGGCTTCCAGTCGCTGGTCATCGAAATCGTCATCACGCAGCGCATGACCATGCGCGACGACGACGGCAACACGATCGAGGGCGCGGTACCGCCCGTGCTCGATGCCGCGCTGGAGTTCAACCTCGACATCATCGAGCGGCAGATTTACGCCGCGCTGATGGATGCCGACCCGGCCGCGCCATGGGCCGAAATGTGGCGCCGCTTCGTGTTTGGCATCGGCGACCGCGACAGCCAGCGCGGCTCGTCCAAACAGGACGGGTTGAGGCTGGCCGGCCGCCAGATCAAGCTGTCGGTCACAATGCCACGCGATCCAGCGCCAGGTGCTCCGGTCGGTCCGCTGTGGTCGTCGTTCCTCGCCCTGGCGGCGACCGACGCCGGCCTGACGCCGTTGCTGCCGATGATCAACGCCTGCCTCGCCGGCACGCCGTTGCCGCCTGGGCTGCAGACAGCGCGCAAGTTCGGCCTGACGCGCCACGAGACAGACTCCTTCCTGCTGACGCCACCGGGTCCGCCCGCTGCGGCGCCGCCGGAGCCGCCGGAATCTGGGCCATGAGACGCGACGCGGCCGACATCATCGCCGACCTCTACCATCGCAACGCCGAGTTGGAGCGTCGGTTTCAGAATCAGCGCCGCACTGGCACGATCGAGAGCGTCGATGCCGCCAAGGGTACCGCCCGCGTGCGGCTGTCCGAGGACCCGGCAACCGGCGCGCCGTACCTGACCACGGACATCCCGTGGAAAATGCCAGCCATGGGAGCGACGAAAATCAACATTCCGCCGAGCGTCGGCCAGCAGGTCGATGTCGTCAGCGAAAACGGCGACATGACCGACGCCACCATTGATAACTCCGTCCGGTCGAACGCCAACGCGCTGCCGGCAGCACAGCCCGGCGAAGCCGTGATCGTGACCGGCGGCACGAGGTTCTTTCTGTCCCCCGATGAGTGTCGGATCACGGCCGCCAAGATCGTGCTCGAGGGCGACGTCCACCTCGGCGCCGAGGGCGGCAAGCTCGTCCACCGCAAGGGCGATGCCGACAGCGACGGCGACCTGGCCGTCGGGTCCGCCACGAAGGTCTTCGCCGTCTGACGCGCCTGTCCGCCACGCATCCCAAACTTCGAGGAAACGCACCCATGTCCGTCAAGAAACGCTACGAAGTCGTCACGGCCGGGTTCCTCGGCGGCGACTACTACGCCGCCGGCGCGATCGTCGCATTGCACCCGGTCCAGGCGAAATACGACCTGCCGCCGCACGGTGAGATGCTGCGCGAGGTTCCAGTGGACGCGCCTGCCGATGTTCCAGCTGCTGTCCCGGCCAAGAAGCCAGCGTCCAAGTAAGCGCGATGCCCGCCATCGGTATGGACCGTGAGACCGGCCGGTATCGAGCCGGCTGGGAGCACGTCGCGCAATCGCTGGCCGACATTCTTTCGACGCCACGTCTGTCGCGCGTGCTGCGGCGCTGGTATGGCGCCGACACCACGAAGCTGATCGACGCACCGATGACGCAATCGACGCTGACGCAGGTCTATGTCGAGATCGCCGAGGCTCTTGATCGCCACGAGCCGCGCTTCGAATTGCGCCGTGTGGTGTTCGATCGAGCCGGCCCGGACGGCGTCGCCCAAATCCGGCTTGCCGGTGTCTACTTTCCCAATGGCCACAAGGGCGACCGCACGCCGGAGAACGGCGCAGAGCGGTCGGTATCCCTGATCGCCATATCCGAATCGTCGTGGAGGGCCGCCGCTTGAGCGCGTACACGCACCAGACGGTCTCGGCGCTGCCCAATCCGCTGCAACCGAACCACGTCTACTATGTCGCGCGCGCTGGCGACGTTGGTTACGACATTCTGATCACCGACGCTGCTGCCGCGCCGATCGCGCTGCAAATGGCGTTGATTAAGGGTGATCCCGGCGGATCGGAGATGGTGACCGCCTGCGCCAACGCGGCGGCTGCAGCCGACATCAGCGCCGACGCCGCATCTGCGGCTGCCGTCCTGGCGGCGGCTGCCGAGCAGCGCGCCACGGCCGCCATCGTGCTGTCGGACGCCGATCGGATATTGGTCCAGGAGACCTTCGCGGCGTTTATGGCGGCGTCGAACGCGGGGGCAACGGTTCCGCCGCTGGCGGCGGCGGCCGCACTGTCCGCCGATGAGGCCGAAGCAGCCGCCGCCACTGCCGTTGCGGCTGCTGACGAAGCCGGGGCGGCCGCAGCGGCGATCCCGGCCGGTGGCGCTGCAGGCCAGGTGCTGACCAAGGCCTCGGCGACCGATCGGCACATGGTCTGGTCCACGCCGACTGTCGCCATCGACCTCGCCGCGGCCTACGCCTGGACCGGACGGCACACGTGGACGATGGGCGCGATCACCACGTCGCAGCCGATGGCGATGCAGCAGACCTGGAACAACGCCGCCGTTGCATTCACCGGCCGCAGTTTCAACGCCGTCGACACGGCGAGCGACGTGGCGTCGCTGCTCGACATCCTCACAGTCGGCGGCGCGTCCCGGTGGAAAGTCGACAAGGCGGGCAACGCCACGTCGGTTGCGACGATCCAGGGACTGACGCTGCAGGCCGAGTCGGCTGGCACGATCCGCATGTCCGGCCGGTTCCGCATCACGTCGGCGGCCGACGGTACGCTGCTGCTGCGCAACGACGGGTCAACCGACTTTGGCCTCATCCAGATCGGCGGTTCGACGAGCCCGTTCCCGGCGATTAAGCGCGACGGCGCCAACCTGCGCGCCCGACTAGCCGACGACAGCGCCGACACAGCGATCGTCGCGCGGAACACGGCCAAAGCTTGGGTGGTGTTCAATGGCGTCACCGGATCCATAGTGGCGTCGTTTAACGTCGGCTCCGTGACTCGTTCTGCGGCCGGCAAATATACAGTCGCGTTCTCGCCGGCGCTGCCGACCGCAAATTATGCGGTGTTCGTCGACGGCGATGCCTATGCAGCGGCAAGCAACTCTATTATGTATGTCAAGAATGGCGGGAGCCGAACAACGACGGCGCTCGACGTCGAGGCGCTGACTTACAACGGGTCAGGCAACACCGATCCGCCATTCGTCCAGGTGGTCGTGTTCTGTTGATCGAAGGCAATCCAATGCTCATCGTCTACCAGGGCGCGGCCCACCCCGTCGTGATTTCACTGGCCGAGTGGCCCGCGCCAGATGAAACCGAACCCGCGTTCCGCGCCCGGATGATTGCCACGTGCGTGCCCCCCGGTGCATCGCATCTTATCGACCCCGTGCTGCCTACTGGCATCCCGCCCGAGCGCTGGGCCGTCGACTGGCAGGCCGGGACGATCACGGATGCTGGCCTGCCGGTGGCCACGCTGCGCTCGACCAAGATCGTCGCCGCTTGGGTCTCATGTGCCGCCCGATGCGAGGCTGCGTCGGTCGAGGTCACGACATCGGCGGGTGCGCACCTGTACGGCGTTGATGCCATCACGCGCGACAACATCTCCAACGCGTTGCTCGGCGTCGTCGCCGGTCTGGTCCCAAATCCGCGACCCTGGACACCCAAAGGTGCCGCCATGGTCCTGCTGACCCACGACGACATCCGCCTCGTCGCCGGCACAATTGGCGCGGCCTACGACGCGCACATTCAGGCATACCTCAGCCACAAGGCAGCGCTGGTGGCACTGACGACGGCTGCCGGCGTCGACGCTTACGATATCACCACGGGATGGCCGGGATGAGTCTCGCCCCCATCCGCCGCCGGTTCGTCGGGGTCGATCTTGGCAATCTGCCCGCGCCCGACGCCGTTGTGCCGCCGGATGTCGAGGCTGTCATCGCCGAGCGCAAGGCAGCGATCGCCAACGGCATCGCCGACCCCGATCTGCGCGCCGAGGTGGCCGCCACATTGGCGCTGGAGAGCGAGCCGCTGGCGAAAGACGCCGAGGCCGGCGCTTATCGCGAGCTGCTGCATTATCAGCGCGTCAACGAGGCGGTTCGTGGCGTGCTGTTGCCCACGGCCCGCGGTGCAGACCTCGACCAGCTGGTGACCCGCCTCGGTGTCCAGCGCCAAGTGATCACACCCGCCAACTCCAACGCATCGCCGCCCGTCGCCGCCGTCCTCGAATCCGACGCCGACCTGCGCTACCGATATCAGCTCGCGCTCGAGGCCCACACCACGGCCGGCAGCTACGGCGGCTACGAATTCCACTCGCGCACGGCGCACCCGAAGGTCAAGGACGTTGCGGTCTACGGCCCGGAGAGTGGCCTGGTGACGCCTGGCATCGTCCGCCTGGTCGTCTTGTCTCGCACCGGCACAGGCGTCCCGTCTCAGGAGGTGCTCGATGCCGTGTTCGCGGCCAATAACGATGCCGAGACGCGCCCGTTGACGGACCTCGTTCAGGTTCGGCCCGCCACCGTCGCCACATACCGCATCCACTACCATCTGCAGGTTCGTCCCGGCGCGGACCCTGGCCTGATCGTCATGGCGGCCCACGAGGCGCTGACGCTCTACGCCGCGCAATCGCACCGCGTCGGCCGCCGGATCGTCGACAGCGCGCTCGACAGCGCCGCCCACCAGGACCGCGTCAACGTCATCCGCGCCATTCGCATCGCCCCGCTCGGCCTGGAGGTAGACCCCGGCCCGGAAGGCGCGGCCTGGTGTGAGAGCGTCGTCGTCACCTACGAAATAGTCGAGGGCTGATGACCGCGCCACAGGTTCTGGCTGCTGATCCGGCTGTGCATCTGCTGCCGGGCAACGCCACGGCGCTTGAGCGCGCGTTGTCGGCATCCGACCATCGCATGCTGTCGGTGCCGCACAACGTCATTCGTGACGCGTGGAACCCGGACGTCTGCCCACCGCATCTGCTGCCCTACCTCGCGGCCGCGTGGAGCGTCGACGAGTGGGATCCGGTGTGGACCGTCGCGCAGCAGCGCCAGGCCATCCGTGACAGCCTCTACATCCACCAGCACAAGGGCACGATCGGCGCGCTACGGCGGGCGATCGGCGCCCTCGGCATGACGGTGACCGTCGACGAGTGGTTCCGGTATGGCGGCGCTCCCTACACCTTCCGGCTGCGGACGGCTCTGCCCGCCCGCGTCGGGTGGACCCGCGCGCAATCCATGACGCTCTACCGGACGGCCATCCACGCCAAGAACGTCCGGTCCCTG